AACCGGAGATTATGCAGGCTTATGCTGAAGGGCGTGTTCGATAACCTAATTCTTAAGGAAACTTAAAATGGCTGCAGTAACTTATCCTGGAGGTAGTTCCTCCATCGTTAACAAGACCAATGCGGATAAATTTATTCCAGAGATTTGGTCTGATGAAATCATTGCCGCTTACAAGAAGAACCTTGTTATGGCAAACCTTGTCAACAAGATGTCTATGCGTGGCAAGAAAGGTGACTTGCTTCATATTCCTAAACCCACTCGTGGTGTTGCAGCAGCTAAGGCAGCTAACACAGCAGTTACGATTCAGGCTAACGTGGAAGACGAAGTACAAGTTGCTATCAACAAGCACTACGAATACTCACGTTTGATTGAGGACATCGTAGAAGTACAGGCTCTGGCTTCTTTGCGTCGTTTCTACACTGAAGATGCTGGCTATGCACTAGCTACGCAGGTTGATGGTGACCTTGTTCGTATCGGTCGTCTCTTCAACGGCTCACACGCTGCTGGTGCTACTGGTGACTACTCCGTTGCTGGTACAACCACTGCCTACATCGGTGGTGATGGTACTACTGCATTCGTTGGTGGTGCTGGTGCTGGTAACGCTTCTGCACTGACTGATGCTGCTATTCGTCGTACCATTCAGCGTCTTGATGACAACGATGTTCCTATGGATCAGCGTTACTTCTTGATTCCTCCTGTTGCACGTAACACGATGATGGGTCTTGCTCGTTTCACTGAGCAGGCTTTCGTTGGTGAGCAAGGTGGTAACAACACCATCCGTAACGGTCAGATCGGTGATGTATACGGCGTTAAAGTGTTTGTTTCAACGAACGCTGACACGGCTTATGCCTCTTCTGGTACTGCTCCACGTGCTTGCTTGATGTTCCATAAAGATGCAATGGTTCATGCAGAGCAGATGGCTGTTCGTTCACAGGCTCAGTACAAGCAAGAGTATCTCTCAACGCTGTACACCGCTGACACCCTCTATGGTGTTGCAGAGCTGCGTAACGAGTCCGGTATCGCACTGATTATCCCTAGCTGATAATACGGAGGGGCTGCAAAGCCCCTTCATAATATATAGAGGTCACAATGGTTTATTTTAGATGTAAGTGGTCAAACAACGTTATCGGTGTTGACTTTGAATACGATGTAGCACAGATGCGTAAACATCCTGACTATGATGAAGTGAAAGAAGATAAGAAAGAAGAATCTGAAAAGGCTGCTAAGGTAAAGAAATCTAAAGAGGATTAATAATGTCTAACTATACGAAGACAACAAACTTTACTGCAAAAGATTCTCTACCGTCTGGTAATGCAGGTAAGATCGTCAAAGGATCAGACTTTGATACTGAGTTTGACAACATAGCCACTGCTATTACTACTAAACAAGACTCTTCGTCTTTAGGTACTATGGCAACACAGAATGCTAATAATGTCAGCATTACTGGTGGCTCAATCTCTGATTCAGATGGTAGTGTTCGATCAATCACACAGTCTGGTTCAGCAAAGACTTCTTCGTATACGTTAGCTACTACAGACAATGGTAACTTCATTGAAGTTGGTTCTGGTGGTTCTATTGTTGTTCCTGATGCTACGTTTTCTGCTGGGCAGAATGTAGTTATCTTTAACAATACCACAGGATCAATCACTATTACATTGAACATTACAACAGCTTATATCTCTGGCACTAACTTAGACAAAGCATCTGTTTCCTTATCTACTAGAGGATTAGCAACAATATTCTTTATCTCTGGTACTGTTTGTGTGATTGCTGGTAGTGTGGCATGAGTTCTGCTGTTCTTATTGGTACATTAACAGGTGTTACCCAAAGGGTTACATTTACGACACCTGGAACACATACATGGGTATGTCCTGCTGGAGTAACTAAAATATCTAGGTATTTAGTTGTAGCAGGAGGTGGTGGAGGTGGTAGTTTAAATGGTGGTGGTGGAGGTGCTGGAGGCTATTTAACAGGTACTTTTGTTACGGTTGTTCCAGGAGAAACTTACACCATTACAGTTGGTGCTGGCGGTAGTAGTGCTGGTGGTACTTCTGGCAATATTTTCTCTCCTGCTAATAGAGGCGGGAATGGTGGGGTGTCTTCTATTTCTGGTCCTTCACCATTTGTAACGATAGAAGCCGCAGGAGGCGGTGGCGGTGGATCTGGAAATTACAACGGATCTTTTAGTGGTGCTGATGGTGGTTCAGGTGGTGGCGGTCGTCTTCAAGCCGTAGGAGGCGCTGGTAATGTTCCTAGTACGTCACCCGCACAAGGTTACGGAGGAGGCGATGGATCATCTTCAGGGAGTGCTGGAGGTGGTGGAGGTGGTGCAAGCGAAGCAGGTTCATCAGGACCGTCTGGTTCTGGTGGTGGAGACGGACTAGTAAACGATATATCCGGTACAAGCACTTATTATGCTGGTGGTGGTGGAGGATCTGGGAACGGTCCAGGTGGTTTAGGTGGTGGTGGTACAGGTGGTTACGGCTTTGGCGGTGGTCCGATAAACGGTACTGATGGACAAGCCAATACTGGGGGTGGTGGAGGTGGTGGTGGTGATGAGGATGGCCCAGGTTTTGGTATTGGTGGTAATGGTGGTTCTGGGATTGTCATTATCCAATACATTTCTTAGTCTGAGTTCATAACTATGGGCAACAAAATCCAAAAAGCAGGAATCAGCAACATCGGAGATGTATGATGGCTCTCCAGCACGTAGACGAACAAGTAAAGCAGATCGGTGATGCGATATCTATCATCACTGTAGTAGGTGCATTAGCTAACATACTACCTGCTATCGCTGCAATACTAACTATCGTATGGACAGCTATACGTATCTGGGAAACAGACACTATTCAGTCTATCTTCAAAAGGAATAAAACTAATGAAACAAAACCCAAAGAAGATTAAGAAGGTTATGGGAGAGTACAAAGAAGGAACACTACATAGCGGTAAAGGTGGTCCTGTTGTTAAGTCTCGTAAGCAAGCAGTGGCGATTGCTTTATCTGAAGCAGGTATGGCTAAGAAAGGAAAGAAGAAATGAAACCATGTCCAGGATGTCCAACACCAGCGAAGTGTAAGAAGGCTGGTAAGTGTTTGATGAAGGCTAAAGAAGTAAAGCGTAAGAAATGAAACAAGGACTATACGCTAACATACACGCTAAACGTGAGCGTATTGCTGAAGGCTCCAAAGAGAAGATGAGGAAGCCTGGAAGCAAAGGTGCTCCTACAAACAAGGCTTTTAAGGAGGCAGCAAAAACTGCTAAGAAGAAATGAAAGATCCTCGCTTAGAAAGAGCAGGGGTGTCTGGATATAATCGCCCTAAAAAAACACCAGACCATCCTACTAAGAGCCACGTTGTTGTAGCAAAGGACGGTGATCAAGTTAAGACGATTCGTTTCGGTCAACAAGGTGTTAAAGGTTCTCCTGAAGGTTCTGAACGGAATAAAGCCTTTAAAGCAAGACACGCATCAAATATCGCTAAAGGTAAAATGTCAGCGGCCTACTGGGCTAATAAGGTGAAATGGTAATGGCTACCTTTCTTGATTGTGTTAATGGTGTGCTGCGTAGAATCCGTGAGGATGAGGTTGTTGTAGTCACTCAAAGTGATTACTCCAAACTTATTGGTGATATGGTCAATGAAGCCAAGCGTGAGGTTGAAGATGCTTGGAATTGGTCTGTATTACGACAAACCATCACAGTTACCACAGCAGCCACTACAACTAACTATGCTTTATCAGGAACGAACCTGAGAACTAAGATTGAAGATGCTTATATACCAGCAGCACATTGGTATCTACGTCAGCTATCTGGTCCTGAGATGAACATGTACTTAAATGTACTGAGTGCTCCTTCAGGTCGTCCTAATAGCTTTGCAATGGCTACAACGTCTTCTGCTGGTGTATTGTCTGTTGATGTATTTCCTGTCCCTGATGCAGTCTATACATTAAAGTTTGACTGTTATGTACCACAAGCAGATCTTGTTAACGATACTGATGTTATCTATGTACCATCAGATGTAGTTATTCAAGGTGCTTATCTACGTGCTATCAACGAACGTGGAGAAGATGGTGGACGTATGTCCGATCAGCAGGCAGATCTATACCGTAAAGTATTAGCTAACTACATATCCATTGAAGCTGGTAGAGAGCCTGATCAAGTGCTCTGGGAAGCAGTATAATGGCTGATCAACTAAGACCAGTAACAGTTGTTGCTCCTGGTTTCTTTGGATTAAACACACAGGACTCTTCTGTTACGCTACCTAAAGAGTATGCTTTAAAGGCAGAGAACGCTGTTATTGATCAGTTTGGTCGTATTGCCTCTCGTCGTGGTTGGGTTAAAGTAAATAGTTCTTCAGGGTTTAACAGCACAGAACCTTCTTTGATTAAAGAAGTCATTAAGACTGATGGAACCAAAGAGATCTTAAGTATTGGTGACAATAAGATCTATTCAGGTACAACGTCATTAACACTGAAGTATACTGGTAGTACTTGGACAGCACAGAATTGGAAAGCAGTAGACTTTAATGGTTTTACTTACTTCTTTCAACGTAATCATGCTCCGTTGATATACGTACACAGTACGAACACTATATCACTGATGTCCGCTTATGGTAGCTATAGTGGTTCAGTACCACAAGCTAACGAAGTATTAAGTGCTTTTGGTCGTCTATGGGTTGCTGACACAAGCACTGATAAACGTACTGTTACATGGTCAGACTCACTGCAGGGTTTTGCTTGGACTGGAGGCTCTTCAGGATCTGTAAACATTGAAAAGGTATTGACTAATGGCACTGACACCATCACTGCCTTAGCAGCCTTTAACGGATACCTTATCATATTCTGTAGAAGATCCATCATCGTATACAGCGGTGCTCAAAGTGATCCTACAACAAATCTTTCTTTAGTAGAAGTTATTGATGGTGTTGGTTGTATCAGTAGGGATACAGTACAGGATATTGGTACTGATATATTCTTTTTGTCAGATAGCGGTGTAAAGAGTTTAGCTAGGGTTATTCAAGAGAAGTCAAACCCTATCTTTGATATCTCTAGAAATGTTAAGAATGACTTAATCACTGATGTTGCTACTAATGGTAATGATGACAACATCAAAGCTGTGTACTCAGATCCTGATGGGTTTTACTTACTAAGTCTACCATCAAGAAAGTTAATATATTGTTTTGATGTAAAGAGTAGGCTACAGGATGGTTCTTGTAAAGTAACAACATGGACGCTATCACCGATATCGTTCTGTGCTACTAGCGATAGAAAGTTGTATTTTAGTCGGACAGGCTATATTGCTCAGTATTCAGGAGCAAGTGACAACGGCACAGCCTACACATTCTCTTACTACACATCAAACATTGATGCTGGTGCTCCTGGTATCTTCAAGATCCTAAAGAAGATGACGATGCTTCTTATAGGTGGTAACAACACCACGATCAATATTAGATGGGCTACTGACTACAGTAACAGTTACAAAAGTAGTCAATCAACACTGCCAACGATTACCAGAGCAGAATACAACATTGCTCAGTACAACATTGATGAATACAACACAGGTTACAACACTGGTCTATCTGTTCGTAAGATAGAAAGACAGATTAGCGGTACTGGTGGTGTATTCCAGATAGGTATTGAAGCT